GAAGCCGCCGAGAAGAAAAACGGGGGATCAGGTTGAAGCGTAATGTTTTCTATGGGGCGCTTCTGGTGCTTCTGCTGGGATTTCTGGTACGCGAGAACCGTCTGATTCATATTCCGAAGCAGGTGGAAAAGACGGAGGAGAGCGCCGAGTGGCAGCCGGAGTGGTATGAGCAGATGGCCGAGGAGATTAATGACAGCCCGATCACGCTGGAAGTCGATGGAACAATGGTCGATCCGCAGCTTGGAAGCTTGAGAATGTCGCAGGACGGGCAGTTTATGATACCGTATGGGATGCTGCCGGACGCGCTTTCCTGTGCGGCGCTTCTCTACGATGGAAACCGGCTTGTGATGGAGCGCGGCAATACTCATGCGGAGATGACGGTCGGAAGCCCGGAACTTTTGCTTGGGGAGGAGAGCCAGACGATTGCAGCACCCCCAGAGTGGGAAAATGGAATCCTGTATGTGCCGCTTGAGGCGGTGACGGAGGTATTTTCCTATGAAGAAAATTGGGATGCAGAGAACCGGAAAATGGAACTGACCGGGTCAGAGGATCCAGCCACGTTTTTGTCGGAATCCTATGATTACCGGAAGGCTGGCCGGGCACCGGCGGTTAAAAACCCGGGGGGGCTCGGGAC